GAATAGCTCTTCGAATATTTGGTTCGCTTTCTTCAAAAGATATGCTGACTGAAGATTCAATAATAAGTTCTCTTAGCCAAGGATCAGGAATTTTGAAGGGTATGGCCTTAGGTAAGCTTGAGCCAGTTAGAGTTGACCTCATCCATTTAGATAATCTTGTTAGTAGTATAGCCTTTACTAAAGGTGTGTCTTTCACAGTTTGCATAAGACCATTTGTAGAGACTACACTTTCAAGCATTTTCATCTGAGCAGATTCTTCTACTATAAGATCTGTGAATAACTTTGTTGTCTTACTCTTAACAAGATTTCCCTTAGGTGCAGTTGGAGATCTAAATTCCGGGTTTGAAGTATTATTTTCTCTGTTCTCTAACTTATACAAGTAAGCATTACTGCTCTTCTTCAATCTTCTCTTATCTCTGATTGACATTGATGATCTGAGGTACCCTGCAATCCTTGATGCTTCTGTATATGTTGTTCTATCCCTCCTATCTTGGCCTCTTAAGCTGTTATAAAAGTCATGTCCTATCCAAGATGTCACTAGAGCATGAAAAGGTATGGGGAGTATAGTGTGGACTTCCTGCATACTAGCATTTCTAGAGGACTTGTGAGAAGCAACTACACTCAACCTAGGCAGCGATGGACAAGGTAGCTCAAAAGAATTTGCAACAATATAGTATAGGTTTATGAGACTAAGATTTGTAGAAATTAATCTGGCTGCTGAACTTAGAAATCTCTCTTCCATTCTTCTTTCCGTATTAAATGTAGTCTCAGCTGATATTTCAGGAGATAGTTGTGCACCAAGACCCTTGTACTTTGGCTCTATATAATTCTGCCCACTTATTGTTTCGTTCTCAGTCACCTCAAAACTAACTATAACATCTGGCCTCTCTTCGCATGGAATTAGCGACACTCTAGGACTGTCTTTAAAAACAGAGAAATTGTAAGATGGATAAATCTTATCTTTAATCATCCTCATAAAAGATCTTGAATCAAATTGTCCACTCCTCCCCTCAAACTCAGATATCTGCTTTTCCCACCACTTTATAGTCCTTATACAGTCATTTGTGTCTTTCTTTTGTGCCTTCTTTATCTCATCTCTGCTAACAAACTTTAACGCTGCACTGCTCTTTATTAATGCTAGTGATTTATTGTACTTAATAACAGAAGGTATAGTGCTAATCAGGTCCCTTACTAGACGATGACTGAAGTTTTCAGCATTCTTTAGCTCATCTAGTATACTATCAGTCCTTTCTTTTGTCATAGGATTCCGAGAAATTGAGTCAATAACACCAGCTTCTTCAACTAGTCTTGTAGCGATTCCTAAGCCTGATGTGTCTGTCATCGTTGTCTGGAGAAAAGATCCTGTAAGTATGCTCCTCTCAGCATCTTTCTCTGTCTTGAGATTCTCATATATAGCCATAGCGATTGCATTACAAGAAGCTGGATCTGACTTACTTAATAATTCTAAATCGGCTGCGAATTCAGAGAAGCTTTCTATTGAACTTATAAATGATGACTCACTTATTGATGACACTCTGAATCCTCCTGCACTACTAGGGATCATCGTCAATAAGGCTAGAATATTAGGATTAACTATCTTATTTAGTCTTCTCAATGTCTGAACTGATAATAGAGTTCTCACTAGCATAGATGGATAATGAGGGCCATGTGCTTTTATAACAGCTCCACACTGAGAATCAAAAAGTCTTATCTTATCATAGACTACTTCTAGCCCTGGTGTTTGCTTCCTTTTACCTATTGACATTACTTCCTTCATCCAAGTAGGTATAAGCATGCCTTGATCACCATATAGACCTAAATATTCCATGATTTCCTTTGAAACTGCGGTTTTATCCAAGTGAAATATCAACCCGTACTTTGCAAATACTCTTTTTAGTATCCTGACCTTCTTAGACACTTCACTATTCCCTCCTGTTATGTACAACCTTAGCAATCCATCATCGCTATAGACTGCAAGAACACCTTCTACTCCGGAAGCCTCAGTTGCTATATCCATAACGACTTTCATGGCAAGAGTCCATATAAAATTCAAAAATCCTTCAAAACCACCTTTTGCTCCTGACTGCTGTCCCATGTACCCTCTAGAGTTATGATAAACAACAGAAGCTCTAAAGAAGACATCAATTCTAGACATCCAATCCTCTCCTGTCAATTCACTGAGAACCTTACCTATTGCCCTCACAAGTTTTTGTGGAAATTTCTTAGAGAATTCTGACATATCAAATGAAATGTAAACAACACTTACTTCCCCATCATCACCTTCAACATATGATATTCCAGAATAAGCGTCCAACATCTCCTCTATCTCCTTCCTCCTAGCTCTGTGACTCTTTACTATGGATACTCCTGAGGCCTTAGATATAACTTTCTTTATCGCTCTTTCTGTGACTTGGGTCATTATTTTGAGAGCTTGCTCAGCCATATAAAATAACCTTGTCACTTCTTTATGAACTTCTCCAAGTTTTGGTTCAGTAAGTACAGTATACGCTGCATCGCGATTTTTGATAACAAAGTCAGCTAAGTCCTCTGATGAAATATCATCTATAGAAGTTCCACTGTCAAGATATCTTTTCTCGAAATCCTCATGAAGCTTTACTACTTCCCTAAATCTCTTCCTAGCATTTCTAAAGTCTAGTTCATCATCACCTCCTAATTTAGATGCTACATCATTAATCGCTTTGAGTCTAAGTTTTAGCTTCTTATAATCAGAAAGCCTCAAGTCCGTCCCTACTGAATTTATCTCATCTTCTGATAGTTGGCTGTTTGGTGCTGAGGATTTATTAGATACAGGTATATCTTGATCATCATTGTCAAAGAGGCCTCTTACCTCATCAAAGACTATGTTAGACCAATAGTGATAACCGTGTTGAGATATAGCAGATATAGGCGTGGAAGTTGCATTTATTTGGTTGACTAGAGTTGCAGTTAAGGTGTCTCCAGGGTCTTTTAGTGATGCGCGAACGTCAAACCTCTGAGCAGTCAAGGAAAGATAAACAGTTTTTCTCACCATTCCTAAAAATCGCGGATAAAATCTGTCATCAACTTGATTAGGTTCAGTAAATCCTCTGATGGAATCGAACACATCTGACATCTCTGCATCAGGATGAGGGACAATTCTGAATATGTTAGCGAGATTTAGAGCTGACTTTCTGTCTCCAGTGCACTCCATCAGATAATCAGCTGCTTCCTCTCCATACTCTTCTTTGACACCTGACAATCCAGCCATAAAGAGTATTGATGCATTGTTACCCATCACCCTACTCTTATCACCTCTAAGAAATAATATCTGTCTAGCAGTCTTGAAGACTGAGCCAACACCATTAGGAGTTTTTAGACCTATACCAGACTGGTATTTGAGTAGTTTAGTCAAAGATCCAAAGCTAGTATCCATGCCGTCTAAGTCAGGTAAGTAGAGACTCATTACTGCGCAGCTCTTAAAATAGTCTACTACTCTACTAAAATGTGTATTAGTAAATACAAAAGTTTTGAACTTCTTATCCTGATTCCTTTTTCCGAACCTTATCTTGAG